ACGAAGTCGCAGAAAGTGATCTGGAAAAGGATCGTCGACAGCGAACCGCCGGATTTTTTCTCCAGTGCCGCGACGCAGATGATGTTGAAAGCCGCAGTCTGTCATCTCGACACGGCGAACGGACTGACGGAGACGATCAACAAGTTCAAGCGTGAATGGATCAGATCGCAGAACGGCTCGAAGATGTACGACCGGCTGCTGAAGATGCGCGCGGACGAGTCGAAAGCTTACGGACTGCTGGCGACGAAGCTGCGACTGACGAATCAGTCGCGCTACACGCCGCAGCGCGCTGCGACGACAGGGCGCGAGCATTCGAAGCTGCGTCCATGGGAAGAAGCTGATGAAGCTGAGTCCGGATGAGCGAGCGCGGCGTAACATTAAATGGATCGAGGATTACTGCAGAGTCCCTGACGGTCCGCGCGTAGGACAGAAGATCAAGCTGCGTGAGTGGCAAAAGGATTGGATCAGACTGATCTATGCGAACCCGCACGGCACGCGACTAGCGATCATCAGTGTCGGACGGAAGAATGCGAAGACGACTTTCGCGGCATTCCTGCTGCTGCTGCATCTAGCAGGACGCGAGAGCAAGGCGAATGCACAGCTGTACTCCGCTGCACAGAGCAAGGATCAAGCGGCTGTCCTTTTCGAGCTCGCGGCGAAGATCGTGCGCATAAGCGCCGATCTGCGACGCAGCATCATCATCCGTGACACAAGGAAGGAATTGCTCTGTCAGGAGCGCGGCACGAAGTACAGAGCGCTGAGCGCGGACGTCGCGACGTCCTACGGATTGAGCCCCGCGTTCATCGTGCACGACGAGCTCCGCAGCGTGAAAGGCCCGAAGGGCGAGCTTTTCGACGCGCTGGAGACGGCGACGGGAGCGCATGACGAACCGCTGTCCGTGATCATCTCGACGCAAGCGCCGACAGATCACGATCTGCTGTCGATCCTGATCGACGATGCGCGAACGGGCAAAGACCCGCGTCGCGTCTGCAAAGTGCTGGAAGCGCCGAAGGATGCCGATCCGTTTGACGAGAAGACGATCCGGCTCGCGAATCCAGCGATGGGGGATTTTCTCAATCCTGACGAAGTGATGTCACAAGCGGAAGCGGCGCGTCGATTGCCGTCCGCTGAAGCGAGCTTTCGCAATCTGATCCTCAATCAGCGCGTCGAAGTCTCCAATCCGTTTTTGAGCAAGACGGTCTGGCGCGATTGCGGCGGCGAGATCGCGGAGGACTTCGACAAGCTCCCCGCATTCGGCGGACTCGATCTGTCCGCGTCGAATGACTTGACGTGTCTCGTGCGCGTCGTCGAGAAAAATAAAATCTGGAGCATCAAGCCGACATTCTGGCTCCCGGAGGACGGGCTGCGCGAGCGAGCTCGTGCGGATCGCGTCGAATATGATGTCTGGTGGAAGAACGGCTTCCTGCAGACGACGCCCGGAGCGGCCATCGAGTATGATTACGTGGCGAAGTACGTGATCAATCTGATCGAGACGACGAAGATCAAAAAGATCGCCTTCGACCGATGGAATTGGCAATTCTTCCGCGCGGCACTCGTGCGCCAGGGGATGCCGGAAAAGAAGATCGATGAGATATTCGTCGAGTTCGGGCAGGGATTTAAATCGATGTCTCCAGCGCTGCTGCAGACGGAAGCGCTGATTCTCGCGCGCAAGATGCGACACGGCAATCATCCGGTGCTGGAGATGTGCGCGCGCAATGCGGTCGTGACGATGGACCCGGCAGGATCGCGCAAGCTCGACAAGGCGAAAGCACGCGGACGGATCGATGGCATGATCGGGCTAATCATGGCGACGGGCATCGCGCTGGAGCAGCAGAAAGCTCCGCCGGAATACAAGATCATGGTGATGTGATGCCGACGCCGCGCAAGGGCGAGACGCACGACGACTTCATCGCGCGCTGCATTCCAATCGTGATCAACGACAATACGGCGAGCGACTCGAAGCAGGGCTATGCGATCTGTCAATCAATGTGGGACAACAAGGATAAAGCAGTCATGAACAAGCCAGTTTTTCTCAAAGCGACGGCGAGCGATCCAGTGCCGAGCGACAGCGAGACGCGCTCGCAATTCATGGCGCGCTGCGTGCCGAACGTGATGGCGTCCGGATTGTGCAGGACGGACGCGGAAGCGAATGCGCACTGCTCTGCTGTCTGGGAGGAAGAAGCGACGGAGAATCCAGCCGTCGAGGACGAGCCGCAGCGCGCATATTCGCTGCTCGACGTGAAAAGCGTGAGCACGGAGCTCCGCAAGATCGAAGGAATGGCGACGACGCCGACAACCGATCGCATGGGCGACATCGTCGAGCCGCTCGGCATCAGCTACAAGAATCCGCTGCCGCTGCTCTGGCAGCACAATCACGATCAGCCAATCGGCGAAGTGAAATTCGGCAAAGCAAGCGAGAACGGCGTTCCGTTCGTCGCGCAGATCGCCGATCCGGAAAAGACGAGCTCGCCGACATTGCGCAATCGACTGCTGGAAGCGTGGGACAGCGTGAAGATGGGGCTCGTCAAAGGCGTGTCCATCGGCTTTATCCCGAAGGAATATAATTTCATGAAAGGCGGCGGACTGCGCATCGAGAAGTCCGAAGTCTATGAGCTCTCGCTCGTGACGATCCCCGCCAACGCAGAAGCGACGATCTCGATGATCAAGAAGCTTGATCGAAAAGCAGCCGCGCCTGGCTCGACGCTCGACGATCAATTCGTGACGTGCCCCATGTGCGACGGGGCTGGAAAGCTCGACGGCAATACATGTCCGGAGTGCGGCGGAACGGGCATGATCAGAGACACGACGCCGATGACCGAAAGTCAAAAGCCCGCGACAGGGCGAAAAATTGTAACGATCAATGTCCCGGCGACTCGGGCTGTTTCAACAACGTCAACGGCGAAAGGAAAGATCATGCCGAGGACTATTGCGGAGCAAGTCTCCGCGTATGAAGCAAAACGCGCGGCGAACGCAGCGCGGATGCAAGCGATCATTGCTGTCTCTGACGAGAAGGGCTCGACGCTCGATCAGCCGCAGCAGGAGGAATTCGATACGCTCGACGGCGAGAACAAGACAATCGACGATCATCTCGTGCGTCTGAAACGTCTCGACGTGATCAACAAGCAGAGCTTGATCACGCTGGACGCAAAGGCGGAGGAGAAGCGCGTCGGCGACGGCGGCGAGTGGACGCCGAAAACGCAGCTGCCAATCGCGAAAGTGAAAGCGAATGTTCCTCCGGGCACGGGCTTCGTGCGGCTGGCAATGGCGCTCGCTGCAGGAAAAGGCGATCTGTATCGCTCGATCCGCTTCGCGAAGGAGAGCACGAAATTCGGCGGATGGGACAATACGCCGGAAGTGCTCAACATCCTCGATCAGTGCGATGATCTGCCGGGGATGATGCAGAAGGCGGCGGTCGGCGCTGGAACGACGACGGACGCGACATGGGCAAGTCCGCTCGTGCAATATCAGATACTCGCGTCCGAATACGTCGCGCTGCTGCGTCCGGCAACGATCATCGGCCGGATTCCCGGACTGCGCATGGTGCCGTTCAACGTGAAGATTCCCGTCGCCAACTCCGGAACGACAGTCGGGTGGGTCGGCGAGAACGCGCCAAAGCCAGTCAGTCAGATGAGCTTCTCATCGATCACGATGCTGTGGGCAAAAGCCGCAGGCATCGTCATCATCACGCAGGAATTGGCGCGCTTCTCCAATCCTGCAGCAGAGTCACTCGTGCGTGCGGACTTGATTGCGCAGATGGCGCAATTCCTCGACAAGGCATTCGTCGATCCGTCAGCGGCAGCAGTGCCGAACGTGTCGCCGGCGTCCATCACGAACGGCGTGTCGGCAATTCCGGCGAGCGGCACGAACTTCGCCGCGTTCCAGACGGATACGAAAGCGCTGTTCCAGACATTCCTGAATGCCAACTTGTCTGCAGCCGATGGCGTATGGATCGGCACGCAGCGACAAGCGCTGTCGTTCTCGATGATGCTGAATGCACTCGGACAGCCGTTGTTCCCCGGCATGACGGGCAATGGCGGAACGCTGATGGGATATCCTTACATCGCGTCGGAAAACATTCCGGCGTCTGGCGGATCGCCCGACAGCGGATCGCCGCTGATCTTCGCGAAAGCGTCCGAGATCATGATGGCGGACGATGGACAGACGGTCATCGATGCGAGCAATCAAGCATCGATCAACATGGATTCCGCTCCTGATTCGCCGCCAACAGGAACGACGACGCTCGTCTCCTTGTGGCAGATGAACTTGACCGGCATCCGCGCCGAGCGCTGGATCAACTGGCAGAAGCGCCGTCCGGCGTGCGTGTCCTATATCTCGGGCGCGTTCTACGGTTAAACTGATACGGATCGCGATTGCCGTTGCCTCAATTTCGCGATCCGCAGTCGAGCGGCGATGTCGGAAGCTTCCCAGCCCAAAGCACATCGTCGCTCGACACTTTTTGAAGGAGAGATCATGCGCGTGCGAGCTCTGAAGCCGATGATGTATGCGATGCGCGACTACGTCGCGGGCGATGAATTCGAAACGGAAGACGACATGCACGGCAAGCTGCTGATCGCCGCGCAGTCTGTCGAGCAAGTCCAGCAGCAGCCGACAGCCAAGCGCGGACAGTATCGGAGACGCGACATGCGAGCGGACGAATGAGATTATTCGGCTTCGAGATCACGATCTCGAAAGCGCTCGCCGTGCCGAATGCGGTCGGCGACGTGACGACGCTGCTGCCGCCATACGCGGGCTATGGCGGATGGTTCAACACGATCCGCGAGAGCTTCCCCGGAGCGTGGCAGCGCAATGTCGAGATCAGACTCGACAACGTGATGACGTTCTCGGCGGTCTATGCGTGCACGACGCTGATCGCGCAGGACATCGGCAAGCTCTGTCTCAATCTCGTGCAGAAGACGGAGGATGACGTCTGGGAGGAAACGACGAACGCGGCATTCTCTCCGGTGCTGCGCAAGCCGAATCACTTTCAGACGCGACAGAAGTTCATCGAGTCGTGGATCACGTCGAAGCTGATGCACGGCAACGCATACATCCTCAAGGAGCGCGATCAGCGCGGCGTCGTCACGCGTCTCTATGTGCTCGATCCGCAAGTCACGCGCGTGCTGATCGCTCCGGATGGCTCCGTTTATTATCAGCTGTCGAGCAATCGACTCGCGGGCATCGATGCGCTGCTCGGCGTCGAGCAGACGCAGATATCAGGAGCAGTCCCCGGCGTCGATCAATCGGAAGTCACGCGCGGCGACTTCTATGTTCCCGCATCCGAGATCATCCATGACGTCTATGTGCCGCTCTATCATCCGCTGGTCGGCGTTTCGCCGATCAGCGCGTGCGGGCTCGCTGCCGTGCAAGGGCTGGCGATGCAGAACAACTCCGTCAAATTCTTCCGCAACGGCGCGCAGCCAGGCGGCGTGCTGATCGCGCCGGGCGAGATCGGCGAGCGCAACGCGAAGGAGATCAAGGACTATTGGGAGCAGAATTTCACGGGCGTGAATGCCGGACGCGTCGCCGTGCTGTCGGACGGAATGAAATACGAGCCGATGACGATCACGGCGGCGGATGCGCAGCTGATCAATCAGCTGAAATGGACGAGCGAGACGGTGTGCACGGCGTTTAAAGTGCCGCCATACATGATCGGCGTCGGACAGATTCCGTCATACTCAAACGTCGAAGCGATCAATCTGCAGTATTACACGCAATGTCTTCAGCCGCTCATGGAAGCAATCGAAGCGCTGATGGACGAGGGGCTCGGGCTCGCGGTCGCCAATCAGGACTTGGGCGTCGAATTCGATCTCGATGATCTGCTGAAGATGGACACGAACACGCAGTATAGAACGTACGGCGAAGGCGTGAATCGCGGGATCTTAGCGCCGAACGAAGCGCGCAAGCTCGTCGGTTATGGTCCGGTCCCCGGCGGCGACACACCGTATCTGCAGCAGCAGCAATTCTCGCTCGCTGCGCTGGACAAGCGCGACAAAGCCGATCCGTTCGCAAAGCCCGCTCCCGCTCCTCCAGCATCACAGACGAGCGGAGCTCCTCCGCTGCCGTCGCAGCAGGATCAGCAAGCGACGAAGGAATTGCACACGGCAGAATGGCACGCAGCATTGAGAAAAGCGGTAGATCATGCTCGCACTATCTGAAAAGCAGATGCTCATTCAGGCGCTCGGGCTCGTCGTCGTCGACGAAGTGAAGCTGGCAGTCGCGCCGATCAAGGAACGGATCGCGCAATTCGAAAAGATGCTCGGCGATCTTCCGTTGGGCAGAGATGGCGCGGACGGCAAGGACGGCGTCGATGGAAAGGATGCCGATCTCGATGCTGTCGCGGAATTGATCCGCTTCGCGAAAGCGGAAGGCGAGACGTTCGTGCGCGAATACGTGCAAGGAGCTCTGCAAGGAGCTCTGCGTGCATTGCCGAAAGCGGAGCGCGGCGAGAAAGGCGACAAAGGCGACAAAGGCGACAAGGGCGATCCGGGCGAGAACGGAAAGGACGGTCGCGATGGTGTTGATGGCGCTGATGGGCGAAGCGTTTCGCTGGACGATCTTCATGCTCACGTTGCTGATGTTATCGCTAAGGCTCTTGGCGACATTCCTCGTCCTCGGAATTGCACTGGCGGGTATATTGATCGTGCTGGTCACTTGTTCCTTGCATTTTCTGATGGCAGCAGCAGCGACTTGGGCGAAGTGGTCGGCAAGGACGGCAAGGATTGCGATCTTGATGTGGCTAGATCGCAAGTTGCCGCGTTCCTCTCCGCACTCGACAAGCCGCGCGACGGACGCGACGGAAAAGACGGCGCGGACGGTCTAGGCTTCGACGATCTGCAGCTGGAATTCGACGGCGACAGATTGATCACGTTCAAATTCATCAAAGGCGACAGCGTCAAGCAATTCCACATCAGCTTCGCAATCCCGCTCTATCGCGGCATCTGGGCGCAGAACGAATATGAGCTCAGCGACGTCGTCACGCGCGACGGAGCGCTGTGGATCGCGATGCGCGACACGAAAACAATTCCCGGCTCGGCAGACAGCGATTGGAAGCTCTGCACGAAGCGCGGGCGCGATGGAAAACCCGGAGAGAGAGGGCCGTCCGGTCCTTCGGGCAAAGATGGTCGCGATGGACGCGATCTGACTCAACTTGGACCAGACGGCAGCAAATGGTGAAGGAGCATTAGCATGTCGATAGCAAACGTAACCGAGACTGCGATCCTCAAGCTCGTCTATCAAGCCGTCGCGTGGGCGAATTACGCGGACAACGCAGCGGCAACGCCGCAGACAGGAATCGGCGTCTCGCTGCACACTGCCGATCCGGGCGAAGCGGGAGACGCGACGACGAGCGAAGTGGCTTATACCGGCTATGGACGCGTGAACGTCGCACGCACGACGGCGGCCTGGACAGAGAGCTCGGGCACTGTCACGCCAGTGGCGAACATCGACTTCACGGCGGGCACTGGCGGAACGGGCATCGTCACGTTCTTCGCGACAGCCAAAGCGACAGCGGCAGTGCCGACCGGGACGATGGCGATCCTGTGGAGCGGCACGGTTTCCCCCTCGATTAATACGGGAAACGGTGTTACGCCACGACTGACAACGGCGAGCACGATCACACTTGATTAAAGCAAACGGAATGCCCGTGCGGCTGCGTCGCAGCACGCATGAGGAGGAGATGCGGCGATGTCTCATCGATTGCGACATCAACGGCATCCGCAAGCTGTGGGCGCACGTCGCGCCGCATCTCATCAGCGAAGCGCAGGACGACGAGCAGACGCTCATCTCGATTCACATGGCGCGCACGACAGCGGAAAGCATTCCATTCCGCTTTCGCGCTTACTCGCATCGCTGGCTGACGGAAAGAAGTCTGCCGTCGCAGCTGCCCGATGATATGAAACCGCGCGCGGAACGCATGTATCCGCGCGTGATTTCCGCTGTCGGCATCTGTGTCGCGACGCTCGGCAATAAAAAGACGGACTATCATCTCGCCGTCATGCGCGGCATGGGTGACGTCGTTGAGAATTATTACGCGGACGGCATCGAAGACCCGGCAACGATCAAGGCAGGAATGAAGGAAGTACACGACAGATTGAGGAAGCAGCGATGAGCTCGCAGATGATCGAGATGCTCGAAAACGCCTTGCGACTTGCGAAAGAACAAGGCTTCACGAGTCTGTCGCTTTGCGTGACGAGTCCGAACGGCAATTTTTACAACTACAGCGACAACGAACACGCGCAACAGCTGGAGCTCGTCTCGTCGCTGCACGATGTCCTGCGTGCGCAAGTCGAAAACTTCCGACCGTTCGATCACGACCCGAAGCTCGGCTTCGATTATGCTTGCTATCACTGCGCGATGGTGCCGAACGGCTTCGACTTTTTGACATGGCTGATCACGCAGGAAATGTATCGCCGAGACAATGAAGCTCCCGCGCCGCTCAAAGTCGCATTCTGGCAAGGGCGAGTTGCCCCGCCGATGCCGAATCCGTGGCTTAATTCCGTTTATCGCCCGCTGATCAAGATGATCGGCGCTGTCGAGGACGATGCAGCGATGCGACGTCTCGGCGCGGACATCCATGTCACGAAGGCGATGACGGAACTCTATCGCGCTGGCGCGAAGCTGCCGCCGCTCAGAGCAATCGGCGAATACGATGGACTGCCGAAAAACGTCGTCACGATCACGCTGCGCGAGAACGATGTTTTCCCGCATCGCAATTCCGATCTGATCGAGTGGTACAAGTTCGCCAAATATCTGCAGGACGTCCACGACGAGCGAGTCGTCTTCGTGCGCGACACGTCGAAAGCCGATCTGTCGCTCGGCGACTGCGAGACGTTTCCGCTTTGCGCGCGCGATCTCGACGCGCGGATGTATCTCTATCAGAATGCGAAGATGAATTTTTTCGTCAGCAACGGGCCGATGATGCTCGCCGTGCTTTCGCAAAGCTGTCCTTACATTGCGTTCGTTCCGCCGGAGGAAACGGATTCGAAATATGACGCGAACAAAGCGGTCTTCTGGAGACTGAAGATGGGCGTCGAGATCGGCGAGCAATTTCCGTGGGCGACGCAGGATCAGCGCATCGTGTGGGAGCAGCCAAACGAGATGCGCATGATCGACGCTTATTGGTCGTGGCGGGTGGACAAGGCTGTACAGGCGGCATGAGTCGTGTTCGTCTTCGAGGATCGCGTCCGCGATACGACGACGACGACGAGCACTGGCAACATCTCGATGAGCGGAGTGCCGCCGCTCAATTATCGCGCATTCTCCTCCGTCATGACGACGGGCGACACGTTCCCTTACACGATAGTCAGTCGCACGCTTGGCGAGTGGGAGACGGGGATCGGCACTTGCACGGCGGCGAATCAATTCTCGCGCGCGCCGATCCGCTCCAGTAATAGCAACGCGCTAGTGAATTTTTCGGCGGGCACGAAGGACGTCGTGCTGTGTCCGCTCGCCGATAAAGCGACGATGAGGAAATGGCTTCCGGGCTCCGGATTGCTCGTGCCGAACGTGCAGACATCGGTGCAGGGCAATCCGGCGAGCACGACAGAGACGACGCTGCTGTCCTACACGCTTCCGGCGAATGCGCTCAACACTGTCGGTCAAGGGCTCTGGATTTTCGCGGCGGGATATTGGGGCAACGCTGCCATCGCTGCGCAGATTTCACTCTATTTTGGTTCTAGTCAATGGATCATAACGCAGCCGAGCACGGACAATTCTCGCTGGAATTTGGAATTGTTCGTCGTGATGTCGGCGAGCAATCAAGTCACGCTGACGGGGAGAGGAGCGGCGAACTTTATTATTCCTCCAGTTGGCGACGATCCGACTGTGACGCTGTCGAGCTCAGTGCTGATCAAGATCACGGGAAAAGCTGTGACGTCCGGAATCTCGAATCAGGCGGTCGTCTATCAGCTGTTGATTGCTCCTCTGCTAAGCGACATCGGCAATTACATGGGATGACAATGAAACGCTTCTTGATCGGATGTCTGCTCGCACTTTTTCCTTCGCTGGCGTTTGCACAGCTTCCGAGTTTTCCCGGCGCACCGAGCACAGGGATCACGACGCTTCAATCGCTGACGAGTCCAACGACAGGCAACTGGTTCTCTACCGACACGCCGCGCGCGAACGAGCTCCGCTGGGGAGATCGCATTTTTGTCGGCGATACGGCGACGAATTACGCGAACACGAACGCTTGTCCTTCCGGCAACTGGTTCTCTGCGTTCGAAGCGACGACATCGAACGGACCGTGCGCCTATATCGGCTCGTTCCAGATGGTGATCGAGAGTCACGCCAGCAATTCGAATGCGAGCGGCGGTCTGCTCGCAGCTGGACAGACCAAGAATAACAATGCGAACGGCGCTTTCGGCTTGATGGGTTTTGCGCTCAACAATAACACGTCTGCGACAGGAGGAGCGTGGGCGGGATATTTCGAATGCAATCAGACAGTCCATGTCAATACTTCTGGTTGTTTGGGAATTGAAATTGATGTTGGCAATTTCGACAGCAGTGCACGAGCAGGCAATCCTGATCCGTTTCAGGGCAGTGACATCACTGATCTGCATCTTGCTTGCGGCTCTGGCTTGACTACACCGACTCGCTTTCCATGTGGCGTTGCGCTTCAGCTGACGCAGAATGATCAGCCGTTTAAAGTCGGCATCAACTTCCTTTCCGGCAGCATCGCAACGCAGACGATCTTCAGCGCGACTTTGTCTCCAGCCATTTCCTTGCCGACGAACTACGTGATCACTTGGTATTCCGCAGCTGGCGCGACACAGGGCGCGATCACGGTCGACAGCAGCGGAAATATGCTGCTCGCTGGCAATGGCGTTTTGAAATTCAACGGCGTTAATATAAACGTACCGTGATGTTGCGAATCCTTTTTATTTTGTCGCTGCTACTCGTGACGATGCGCGCGTCAGCACAGCAGCAGACGCTCGATCAATATTGGCAGACGCTTTATGGAAATGCTCTCGGACAGTGCGGAGCAAGTCTCGTCGCTCTTGCAAAACAGCTAGATGACGCGAAGGCGCGAATAAAAGAATTGGAAGCTAAGGAGCAGAAATAGGTGGCAAAGCTCGTCAATCTAGCGAGGATGACAACGGCGACGGCCGGCACCGGCACGATCACGCTCGGCTCGGCGGTCAGCGGCTATCTTTCCTTCGCAGCGGCGGGCGTGAATGACGGCGACATCATCGCTTATGGAATTCAGGACGGCGCGAACAGCGAAGTCGGAACTGGCACTTACACGGCATCCGGCACGACGCTGACACGTAACGTCGTCTCGTCGACGAATTCGAACACGGCGATCTCGCTGTCCGGCAGCGCGCAAGTCTTCGTCACGGCGCGAGCGCAGGACTTGATCTCCGCGCCGCTCAATCCTGGCGGGCGATTGACTTTGACATCCGGCGTGCCGGTCTTGCAGGCGACCGTCAGTTTGCCGACGACGCTGTACTATACGCCGTACAGGGGAAGTTATGTACCGATCTGGGACGGCAAGACGTGGAATCATATGCAATTTACGGAACTGTCGCAGCTATTCACGGACACGACGAAGTCTCCCGCCGCCGTCGCCGCTTCAAAAAATTATGACATCTTCGTCTGGAACGACGCGGGGACTCTGCGCGCGACGCGCGGTCCTGCTTGGAGCACGGACACTTCGCGCGGCTACACGCTCACA